TACATTCTCAGAATCCGAGGGTGTTGTTATTGACTACGTAGATCCAGCAAACCTGGTTTACTCTTACACTGAGTCTCCTTATTTTGAAGACATATACTATGTTGGGGAAGTTAAGAACATACCGATCAACGAATTAAAAAAGCAATACCCTCAGCTTGATCAGGCACAGCTTGATAAAATAAAAGCAGCAGGGTCTTATAATAATACAACTTCTTGGAATCAATTTAATGACGGCGCTGATCGTGGCTATGATTCTAATACGGTGCAGGTTTTGTATTTTAATTACAAGACTTACATGAACGAGGTGTACAAAGTAAAAGAAACAGCTACCGGCGGCTTAAAAGCTATACCAAGAGACGATCAATTTAACCCACCAATAGATTCAGAGGGATTCGCTAAAGCATCACGTTCGCTCGAGGTATTATATGAAGGAGCTATGATATTAGGCCCTAGTATGCTATTGGAATGGGGTATGGCAAAAAATATGGTACGCCCTAAAAGTGATTACAATAAAGTAAAAATGAATTACAGTATTGTAGCACCCAGAATGTATAGAGGTCGCATTGAGTCGATTGTTAGTCGCTGTACGGGTTTTGCTGATATGATACAGCTTACGCATTTAAAGATGCAGCAGGTACTATCTAAAATGATGCCTGATGGAGTTTACATGGATGCTGACGGCCTTGCTGAAATTGATTTAGGTAACGGGACAAATTACAACCCACAAGAAGCACTTAATATGTTCTTCCAAACGGGTTCTGTTATTGGTAGATCATTTACACAAGAGGGTGATATGAATCCTGGTAAAGTGCCTATTCAGCCGTTACAGACCGGCGCGGGTGGACAGAAGCTGCAAACATTAATTCAAACATATAACTATTATCTGCAAATGATCCGTGATGTAACGGGTCTTAATGAAGCGCGCGACGGGTCAAGTCCTGACGCACGAGCGTTAGTTGGTGTGCAGAAATTAGCAGCGGCAAATTCAAATACGGCTACAAGACATATATTGGATTCTGGTCTATTCTTAACAGCAGATACAGCAGAGTCTTTATCACTTAGAATATCAGATATACTTGAGTACAGTCCATCTAAAGAAGCGTTTATACAAAAAATAGGCGGTTTTAATGTAGGTGTGTTGGAAGAGCTAAACGATTTATATCTACATGATTTCGGCATTGTCCTAGAGTTATCGCCAGATGACGAGGAGAAAGGCATGCTAGAAAATAACATACAAACCGCATTATCCGCTGGTCTTATAGACTTATCAGATGCAATTGACATACGCGAAGTTAAGAATCTAAAGCTAGCTAATCAGCTGTTAAAACTACGTAGAAAGCAAAAACAATTGCGCGATCAAGAAATGCAGCAGCAAAACATACAAGCGCAGGCACAAGCAAATGCGCAGGCACAACAAGTAGCGGCACAAGCGGAAATACAGAAAGAACAAGCGCTGTTCCAAACAAAAGCGCAGCTTGAACAAATGAAAGCTCAAATTGGGCAGCAGAAAATGCAAGCTGAGGTTCAATTAAAGAAAGAGCTTATGGCTTTGGAGTTCCAGTACAATATGCAACTTAAAGGTATAGAGGTTGATGGCCAAAAGTCCAAAGAGGCGCAAAAAGAAGATCGCAAAGACGAAAGAACTAAAATGCAAGCGACTCAACAAAGCGAGTTAATTGATCAAAGAAAAAATGACTCACCACCTAAGAACTTCGAATCCTCTGGAAACGATATACTTGGCGGCGGGTTCGGCTTAGGTACCTTTGAACCTAGGTAATTATAGTAATAACAATTTTATAATATCTTATCATGAGTGAAGAAACTAACCCGGTAGTGGGCGTCGATGAAGATGGCACTATCAAAGTAAACATGCAAGCTAATGCCGTTCAAGAGCAAAGCACAGATGAGGTTCCTGTACGCGACGAACCCGCAGTTAGCGAAGAAGTACCAGAACAAAACGTCGAAACAGCAGTTGAAGAACCTGCCAGAGAAGAAGAGCGCGTTCAAGATGAACAACCTGTTCAAGAAGAAGTAGCAGAACAAGAGTCCGCACTGCAAGAGATTACAGATGAAGAAGTCGAAGAGGTAGCGGAACAACTTGAAGAAGACGTAGCTACAGCAATTGAGGAGTCCACAAAAGCCGGCGCAAACTTACCTGAAAACATTCAGAAAGTTGTTGATTTTATGGACGAGACGGGCGGTACTTTAGAGGATTACGTACGGCTTAATACAGACTACTCGCAATTAAACGAAGATCAATTGCTTCGTGAATATTACGAAACGAAATACAAAGCATACGATAGAGAAGATATAGATTTTCTATTAAATGACAAATTTGCTTACGACGAAGAGCTTGACGATGAACGCGAGGTTCGTTTGAAAAAAATAGAACGCAAACGCGCGCTGTCGGAAGCTAAAGATCATTTAGACAGTTTAAAGTCTAAATATTACGATGAAATTAAAGCTGGGTCTAGGCTAAACCCTGACCAGCAAAAAGCGGTTGAATTTTTTAGTCGCTATACAAAAGAGAGTGAGGATGCTGCTAAAATTGCAGAACAACAAACCAGTAGGTTTAATCGCGAAAGCGCGAAAGTGTTCAACGAAAGTTTTCAAGGGTTTGATTACAACGTTGGGGACAAGAAGTACCGCTTCAAAGTTAACGACACTGGCAAGGTTAAGGAGACCCAAGGTGACATTAACAACTTTATCAAGAAGTTCTTGAACGAAAAAGGTGAAATGTCGGATGCCAAAGGCTACCATAAATCGCTGTTCACAGCAATGAACGCTGATCAAGTCGCACAACACTTTTATGAGCAAGGCAAAGCTGATGCAGTAAAAGATAGTATGGCCCGCACAAAAAACGTTGATATGAATCCGAGAGGGGTTCACGAAGAAGTAACAGCGGCTAATGGGTGGAAAATACGCGCGGTTGACAGTGGAACTAACAGCTCTAAGCTTAAGGTTAAGTTTAAAAAATAATAATCCATTTAAAATTTTACACAAATGGCATTTGCAACAGCGCCGGCTAGTCTGGCAAATTTAGCGCACCTAACACCACGTCCTGTTAAGGGCTTGTTCGGTGACAACTATATTCCTTTAGCGAATATGGATTTTACACAACAATTTCTTCCTGAGGTATACGAGAAAGAAGTAGAGCGTTACGGTAATCGTACGATCGGCGGATTCTTACGTATGGTAGGAGCAGAGATGCCTATGGCCTCTGATCAAGTAGTATGGTCTGAACAAGGTCGCCTACACATTGCTTACGATGATGTTGAACTAAAAACAACTAGCACCTTAGAGATTGCTCAAACAGCTACTAAGCCTTCTTTGATTGGTCCAGGTATGACTTTGGTAGTTAGCCAAAGCCTTGCGGGTGGAGCTATCACTACTTTCAAAGCTTTCGTAACAGCAGTTACAGCTACTTCAGCTACTATTCAAACTGTGGCATTCAAAGCTTACGAAACAGCAGCAGGTCTTGCTCCAGCTGGTATTGCAGTAGGTTCTACAGACTTAAGCTTGTTTGTATATGGTAATGAGTACGGGAAAGGATCTAAAGAAGCTGGTAACTCATTGGACGCTTCGTTCACGCAGTTTTCTAACCAGCCTATTATCTTACGTGATAAGTACAGTGTTAACGGTTCTGATACGGCGCAGATCGGTTGGGTTGAAGTAACTACTGAAGCTGGAACCTCTGGTTACATGTGGTACTTGAAGTCTGAGCATGAGTCTCGTCTACGCTTTGAAGACTACCTAGAAATGTCTATGGTTGAAGCTGAAAAAGCTGTATCAACGTTTAATGCGCCAGCGGCTAACGGTGGTCAAGTAATTGCGGGTACTCAAGGTTTGTTCTCTGTATTGGAAGAGCGCGGCTTGGTTTACAACAACGCTGATTTTGGCGGTGGTAACGGACTAGGTGAGTTTGATACTATTCTTTCTGAGCTTGATAAGCAAGGTGCTATTGAAGAGAACATGATGTTCTTGGATCGTGCAACTTCTTTGTCTATCGACAATATGCTTGCTGCTCAGAACTCTTACGGAGCTGGTGGTACATCTTACGGTGTATTTGATAACTCTGAAGATATGGCATTGAACTTAGGTTTCTCTGGATTCCGTCGTGGTTCTTATGACTTCTACAAGACTGACTGGAAATACTTGAACGATTCAACTACTCGCGGATCTATCGGCGACATTGAAGGTGTAATCGTTCCTGCAGGTACTTCTACTGTTTATGACCAACAATTAGGCAAGAACATCTCACGTCCTTTCTTACACGTTCGTTACCGTGCTTCTGAAGCAGACGATCGTCGTATGAAGTCTTGGGTTACTGGCTCAGTTGGCGGAAATTACACTAGCGATGCTGATGAAATGAATGTTCACTTCCTTTCAGAGCGCACAATGTGTACTCAAGCAGCTAACAACTTCGTATTGTTGAAGAAAACAACTAACGCATAAGCGTTAATTTAATATTACCCTCGTCCTTGTGGCGGGGGTAATTATTACCTTTATTTAATTATATTATATCATGGCAACAGCAAAAACACCTGCGGCTAAAAAAGCTGCACCAAAAGCAAAAGTTGAAACATATGTTGAACCAGAACCAGAAGTTCTTGCAACTATTCAACCTGAAACAAAAAAAGTTACAAAGAAAAAAGATGAATGGGTTTTTAAAGACCGATTGTACGAGCTAGCTAGCGGCAAAGAACCGTTGGCTTACACTGTCCCTACAATGCATTCCGCTAAGAGCCCATTGCTTTACTTTGACAAAGAAAAAGGATATCAGCGAGAAATACGCTATGCTACAAACCAACGCTCTCCATTTGTTGATGAGCAGGAAGGTACAGTAACATTAGGGCGTATTGTTTTAAGAAACGGTATCTTACGAGTTCCAAAAGAGAACCCGGCAATGCAAAAATTTTTAGCAGTGCACCCGTTTGTTACTTCGGGTATAATTGCAGAGTATAAGCCCGAGTCAATAGCTGAAGACGAAGTTGATTGGATTGAAATGGAATTAGAAGCACTTAATGCCGCTAAAGTTATGCCGGTTGACCAGGCTGAAGCAATAATGCGTGTCCAGAGTGGATCTAAGGTATCTGAGCTCTCTTCTAAGGAACTTAAAAGAGATTTACTTATATTTGCGCGTAAACAACCTGGTTTGTTCCTAGAGCTAGCCAATGACGATAACGTGGAACTAAGAAATATTGGGATCAAAGCCACAGAGCGTGGATTGCTAACATTATCAAGTGATAACAGAACATTTATGTACGGCGAAAATAAACGCAAGATCATGACTGTTCCTTTTGACGAACACCCTTATTCAGCGCTTGCTGCATTCTTCAAAACAGATGAAGGCATGGAAGTACTGAATGTAATTGAAAAACGACTATAAGTCAAATGGTGGGGATCGCTAACGCGGTCTCCACTTTAATAACATAAAACATTATGAGCGTAAGCGTAGACACTGTTTATCAACGAGTATTAAGTATACTCAATAAAGAGCAACGAGGGTATGTTACGCCTCAAGAATTTAATCTGTTTGCTAATCAAGCACAGATGGATCTATTCGAGCAATACTTCTATGACATCAACCAGTTCGGTAGAATGCATGGAAACGACACGGAGTTCTCCGACATGCTCAACCTCCTTAACGAAAAAATAAACTTATTTGAGGTTACAGCGGCAATGATCCGTAGTAACAATTATTGGACCGTGCCTTCTGATTTATACAGGATAGGTACGCTTATCTATAATAATATAGAGGTCGAAAGAATTAATCAAAAAGAGTTTTTATACATAAACCAAGCGCCTTTAACAAAGCCTACAGATGCAAGACCTGTTTTTGTTGCTAGTGAAGACGGCTACAAAGTATATGGTGCGGCTGAGTTAACTGCTGGTGTAACGTGTAATTATATTAAAAGACCCGCGGCAGTAGAGTGGGCTTACAATACACTTAACGGTGTTGCTCAGTACAATGCTTCCACCTCTCAGGATTTTCCTCTTCACGCTTCTGAAGAAACAGAATTAGTAATGAAAATACTAGAGCTTGCCGGTATTTCAACACGCGAATTGCAAGTGTACCAAATAGCCGCTCAAGAAGAAGCGCGCAATACTCAACAAGAAAAATCTTAACACATGGCATTATTAAATCAAACTAGCGAAGCTTACTATCTCGGCGCCGATGGCGTTTGGAATAGTGGAGATGAAGATTACGGTGACTACCAGTTTGTTAGCCTTAAAGATATGGTTAATAATTTTATGATAGCCTATGTGGGCGAAGACAAAATTATAAGCAAGATTAAAAGAACAGATGTGGCCTTTCACGCGCAGCGCGCTATTCAAGAGTTTAGCTTTGATACGCTACCTTCGCAAAAAGCATATGAAATAGAAATACCACCTTCTTTGTCAATGATATTACCACAGGATTACGTTAATTACGTACGTATGTCTTGGGTGGACGCTAACGGTATTGAAAGAATTATATATCCTATTCGTGATTCAAGTAACCCTTCTGCTATTGCGCAGGATAATGACTACACGTATACGTTTGACCATGCCGGTAACATACTTAAAGCTCATGAATCTGAAACGCTAAAGAAGTTTAATTCAGATTACTACGGAGCACCATATAACAATCCAAAAGACAACGCATTGAACGAAGGCATGCTGTTTAATATGTACCGTTACGGCAGACGCTATGGCTTACAACCAGAAGCAGCGCAAATGAACGGGGTCTTTTACATAGATCAGCTGCACGGCATTGTGCATTTTAGCTCGGATATGGTAAATCGCATAATTACATTAAAGTACATTAGCGATGGCCTCGGTACAGAAGAAGAAATGCGTGTGCATAAGTTTGCCGAAGAAGCAGTGTATAAATATATTACTCACGCAATTTTGGGAACAAGAGCTAATACGCCTGAGTACCAAGTAGCTAGATTCAAGAAAGAAATGGTAGCAGCAAAGCGCAACGCTAAGCTGCGTATGTCTAATCTTAAGATATCTGAACTAGCACAAGTAATGAGAAACCAATCCAAGTGGATTAAACACTAATATATGGCTAAGCTACAGCATACATTTATCCAGGGTAAAATGAACAAAGACCTTGATGAAAGGTTGGTACCT